TAGGGACAGTTGGGTTTTTGATTATTGGCTTTCTGGCATTCATCTCAAAACTAACCACAGATATGAAAATTCCAAGTATAGGAATTTCTGAGTTCTTTAGAAAACAAGGTGAGAAATTAAGTGGTAGAAATTAAATATAAAGAAGGTGATGCTTTATTGGGCTATGAGCAGTATTTTGCTCATGGTTGCAATGCACAAGGAGTTATGGGTTCCGGCATCGCGAAGCAGGTAAAAGAGCAGTATCCAGAAGCCTTTTCTCTCTATAGAAAAGTGTATGAAGGTCAAGCAAATAAACTCTACCTAGGGCAGGTGATTGCTAGTATTTCTAATGACGTTCAAGAAAAGAAGAAAAGCAAAATCGTCATTTATAATTGTGTAACTCAAGATAAATATGGTCGTGACCCTACCACTAGGTATGTTGATTATGCTGCCATTGAAACTTGTATGCAATTCATCAACGAAGAATTCAAATCATACTATAATCTAACAAGAAGTTTGACTTCTGTCGCTATGCCAATGATAGGTGCTGGTCTAGGTAATGGTGATTGGGATATCATTTCGAAAATCATAGAAAATACTAGCATTTATTTCCAGCCTGTCATATACAAATATAATGACAAAGGTCAGTAGAAACCAGCGCTGCAAGTGTGGTGCCTTCGAGGTTTACTATGGTGATATTGTATTCAACACACCTGAACAGATAGTGTATGTTCACACAATGAATGATTGCTATTCATATACTAAAGAACGAAAGGAAAAGAAAAATGGATGATTGGAAAGTTTGGCTTTACCGTGGTATGAACATTGTTCTACTATTGGTTTTGGTATATCTTGGATTTACTATCCTGTCTGTTGTCGCTGCTTAATGCAGGAATTCTTTGACGGAATATACGGGTTTAGAGATGATTACGCTTGGCTATCGAATATGTGGCCTTGCGTCGTCTACTTTGATAAAAAGAAGTATGACTCCTCTGAACACGCATATGTAGCAGCGAAAACACTAAGCCCATCTCTACGGGATATCATTGGTGATTTACCTACTCCCAAGATGGCTAAGAAGTTTGGCACCCAGATTCCCATTCGAGAAGATTGGGATGACGTTAAAATCGATATTATGAAAGAAATCGTTGAGAGCAAATTCAACGAAAATCCTGACCTCAAAGAAAAATTACTAGCCACTGGCGACCTATACATAGAAGAAACCAATTGGTGGAACGACACCTTCTGGGGTGTTTGTAATGGTGTAGGTAAGAATAGGTTAGGAAATATCTTGATGGAATTACGAGAAAAATATAGAGTTAAGAATAAGACGTAGGAGAAGTAATGAGTTTATTAGATAAGATAAAGAAAAATAGCACGATTAAGATGACTTCCGAAATAAAGAACAGTAAAGTATTCGGAAAGAAAGAATTTGTTAAGACAGGTATTATTGGTTTAGATATCGCAATGTCTGGTTCACTGGAAGGTGGTTTAGAATCCGGACTTACTATTTTTGCGGGACCATCGAAACACTTCAAAACACTTTATACATTGATATGCGCTAAGGCGTATATGGATAAGTATCCTGATGCTGTCCTTCTATTCTATGACAGCGAATTCGGAACGCCTTTGGCTTATTTCGCTGCCCTTGATATTGATATGGATAGAGTCATTCACTCACCGATTACCGACGTAGAGCAATTGAAGTTCGATGTTATGGGTCAGCTCGATGGTATTGAACGTGGGGATAAGGTATTCATTGCAATCGATTCTATTGGTAACTTGGCTTCGAAGAAAGAAGTTGAAGATGCTTTGAATCAGAAGTCAGTTGCAGACATGAGCAGAGCGAAACAAATCAAGTCGCTATTCAGAATGGTAACACCACATCTAACGATTAAAGACATTCCGATGGTCGCAGTTAACCACACTTACATGACACAAGAAATGTTCAGTAAGGCAGTTGTTTCAGGCGGCACGGGTATCTATTATTCAGCGGATAATATTTTCATCATCGGCAGACAGCAAGAAAAAGACGGTGGTGATTTGGCTGGTTACAACTTCGTGATTAATGTCGAGAAGTCCAGACACACTAGAGAAAAGTCCAAGATTCCTATCACTGTTCTATTCGACGGTGGTATCAATAGGTATTCTGGTCTGATGGATATTGCTCTCGAAGGCCAATTTACCGCAAAGCCTAAGAATGGTTGGTATAGCCGAGTGAATCCAGAAACCGGTGAAATGGAAGAGAAGAATTATAGAATCAAGGATACCATGAACAAAGAATTCTGGGACCCTATTCTTAGCTCGACTAAATTTCAGGAATACATTAGAAGTAAATATTCCATTAGCCACGGTAAATTAATGGAACAAGAAAATAATATTCCTGAGGGTTCTGAATGAGTATAGAAAAAACGATTTTAGCAAATTTAATAACGAACGAAGTATATACAAGAAAGGTTCAGACATACATCAAGGATGAATATTTCAAGGGATATGAGGAGAAGCAGGTGTTCAACCTCTTCTCCGATTATTTCGAGAACTATAATTCATTACCTAGCAAGAAAGAACTTTTAATTGAACTTGAGGCTAAGAAGAACTTCAAGGAGAGCGAATTCAATTCTATCAAAGAAGTAATTCAATCCCTTGAAGTTTCTTCTCCTGTAAGTGAAGAATGGTTGCTATCTAAGACAGAAACTTTCTGTCAACAAGCCGCTGTCAATAACGCTCTTCTGAAGTCTATTCAGATAACAGAAGACAAGTCCGGAAAGTATGATTCTAATGCAATACCTGATATTCTTCGCGAAGCACTATCTGTTAGCTTTGATACTAATATTGGTCATGATTATCTAGAAGACGCTGAAGCTAGGTGGGAATACTACCATACGCTTCGAAGAAAATATCCTCTTCACTTATCATTACTAAATTCAATTATCGGTGGTGGTTTTGAAGACAAGACGATAAATGTTTTCCTTGCTAGCACTGGTGTTGGTAAGACTATCATGATGTGTGACCTTTCTGCTCATTGGTTAATGATGGGATACAATATTCTGTATATCACATTAGAAATGGCAGAAGAAAAGATTGCCGAAAGAATTGACGCAAATATCCTAGACATTGAACTCGACATAATGAGAGAAATGAAAAAGGATGGCTTCATGGATAAAATCAACTATGTCAAGACTAAGACAAAAGGCAAGTTGATTGTAAAGGAATATCCAAACGGTTCGGCTGGCGCATCTAACTTCAGATATCTTGTCAATGAATTGAAGACCAAGAGAAACTTCAAGGTTGATATCATTGTTGTTGATTATTTGAATATCTGTGCTTCGAATAGAATGCGTAAGGCAATGGTCAATTCATATGAATATGTGAAGTCGATTTCGGAAGAGCTTAGAGCATTAGCACAAGAATTGAAGTTACCTTTGGTGACTGCTACACAGACGAATAGGTCCGGCGCAAATAACTCAGACGTTGGTATTGATAGTATTTCAGAATCATTCGGTGGTCCAATGACTTTCGACTTTCTGGCTTCTCTATCACAAACCGACCAGCTGATGGAGCAAGGGCATATTCTAGTATCTATTCTTAAGAGTAGGTATGGACCTAAAGGGCAAAGGCTATTGATAGGATTGGATTTGAATAAGATGCGATTCTATGATTTAGACGAGTCCAAGCAAGAAGGGTTGACGCAAGAAGGCGGCGCTGTGTTACCTAAAACCAATAATGATGATAAGAAAGGAAAATTCGGTGAATTCAAGTTCTAAATATATTCTAGAAAAAGACAAAATTGTTGAGGTTCAGACGGAGCACATTATCTATCGTAATTGTTCGGACATCAAACAGAAATTCAAAAGACTGAACTCAGGAGCAGGATTTCAAGGGTTCACACCTAACTTCATATTATCTAGTATACGTGCTTGACTTTCTCCTAATTTCTGTTACTATGTAGTATAATAGGAGTTGAAATGAAAGATAGAGAATATTGGCATTGGTGTATTGATTATGGGTATGATGGTGGAGGCCATGTTTCAGACACACTATGGTCATCGCATGATTTGGCATTTAAGGCTGCAATGAAAGAGCTGGGTGTCAAATCTATAGACTTCAAACCAGAACCACACGTTTCCGACGATGTATACCTTTATACTAAAGGTTCCACGTTCTCGGGCGCTTTCCTAACAATACAGAAAATGAAAGTAGGCAAATGAAAAAATTAGAACAAGCAATCATCCTAGCAACCGAAGCACATGCCGGTCAAATCAGAAAGCAATCTGGAATTCCTTATATCACCCATCCTTTGGCTGTCATGGGAATTCTTGTCCATCACGGCGTAACAGACGAAGATGTCTTAGCTGCCGCTGTGTTGCATGATGTTGTTGAAGACTGTGAAGGTTATGGTTTCAGTGTGTTGGCTCTAAAGTTCGGCGCCAATATCGCTAGTATGGTCGACCGCCTAACCAAATATAAACCAGAAGAAACCGAGGAAGATTACAACACCAAGCTTGGTTATTCCAACGCCGATGTGCAGCTGGTTAAACTCGCTGATATTCTTCACAACACAACCACCAAAACAGATAAAAAGTATTATGATAAGAAGAGAACGCAGATAAAGCACTTGAAACTTGTCACCAATCATGCTATCTATAAGCAACTAGAAAAGAGGTTCAAATGAGCGAGAAACATATTCCTTGGTTCAACCCATTGTATGAGGTTGATGGTATCCTTCAATCAGATTCCAGTCAATTGGAAGCATGGGGAGCGTCTTTTCATATGCTTGGCCAAGAAAAGGTTGCAGAAGGTCTTTGGAGGATATCAGATGACCTTCAGCAATCAAGGCAGATAATCAAAGACGTCATTGGAGACAAGTTGAGTCAGGATAGCAAACAGGCTTCCGAAGAACTCGCTCAGGTTATGGAATTGGCTTTGAAGACATTACTACCTAAGGAGAAGAAGAAATGATGTTTCTCCTTTGTGTATTGGTGTGTCTGTTCATAATATTCGAAAAGCCAATGCCACATGAATCCCCTTATATTAGAGATAGAAAGTGAGATTAAAATGAATGATAATGATGGTTTTCAACCCTGGCACATCATAGTAGGTGTAGTAGCAGCGATAGCTCTAATCCTCTTTGTGTTCACAATGCTAGGTGGTTTCGGTCGAGTTATTGGGCGTGAGTTCAAGAAGTTTGATGCCGAAACAAATGCACAAGTATATGACGAAAGTCGACAGTTTCAGCAAGGCATTAATCGCGACCTTGCCAGATATTGCCGTGAATGGAAAACGGCAGACGGAGTTGCTAAAAATGCGGTGGCAACACTTATTCAAGATACCGCATCAACTTATCAGGGTGAGCTGACTCCAGCGAACTCTAAATGTGTGGAGGATACTAAGTAATGAAGAAGTTATTGATTATGTCTGTTGCAATGTTGTCTCTGACAGCTTGTAACGTTGAACCAGAAAATTCGGCGAGTGCAAGGCAAACCGAAGCCACAAAGAAGTCGCTCGATGCTGCTGACCGTGAAATCGGAATGCCTCGAATTGTGAACTTTGCTCAACGCAAGCTCTTGAAGAATGCGTATGAGGATATGGACCAAACGACTCTAACCTATGTATATACACAGGCTATGGATGGTCGTTTCGTATGCCTTGGTCAAGCAGTTGGTTATGGCGTTTCTCTTGGGACGCAGTTTACCGCACCTTATTACAACACCTATCCTGGTGTGTCAGAACGTGGTATTGCTCAGGTTCCACAAGCTGAACCGAATGGTCTCTTTATGCCAGAATCAGGCGCGGCGACAATCGTGAATTTGATTGACCCTAACACTGGCCAGGCTCGAACTTCTTTGATTGAACCTAATGTCGTAACCAGCCCGAACAAATTGCCAGCAAGTGCAGTCGCTGTTCAATGCCCAGGTGACGTTAATCCTAGCACCGTAACGGATGCCAAGGAATCAAGTGAAGTGAAACAGCGAGATTAAAAGAAAGGTCTAGGCCCCGCATATGAATTATTCAGAATTTTTTGCCCACCTTCGTTCTAACAATAGCCGACTTTTTAAGGAAGCTGAAGTTATGAGTCGAAAAGATGACTTGCTTCTGCGGGACATCTTTATTGCGGGCCTAGACCCTTATACGAATTATTGGATTCGTAAGATTCCTGATTATAAAATCAGCGAATTCGGTGGCTCTGATTGCTATGATTTGAGAATGGCTCTGGATGGATTGAAAGTTCTTTCATCTAGAGAAAAGACTGGTCACGCAGGTATTGCACATCTTAAAAATCTTCTAGAGAACATGGAAGAGAATTGGATGCCAGAAATCATCGAGTATATTATCAATGGTGATTTCCGATGCAATGTTTCTGATACCATCGTAAACAAGGTATGGCCAGGTGCAATCAAGTCCCACCCTGTGATGCTGGCAACC